ACAAAGCATCCGTACTGGTTGAAAGATCATCCAGGTCATGATGCTGCTGTTAAAGAAGTATTTGATTTACAAACCATGATACATCCGAATTTAGAAGGGTAGTGCGAAAGCATCCTTTTTGACCATCTGAATAGTAGAGCAACTAACAGTTGTAAAATGCAGACGAACCTACGAGGTAGATAATTCATCGAAATTTAACCAAAACTATGAAAGGAAAAAATTGTTATGTCAGTAAATGTAACAACTTCTTTTGTGGAGCAATATTCGGCTAATGTTCAGATGTTATCCCAGCAAATGGGATCAAAACTTAGAGGAGCAGTAGATGTTGAGTCAATTAAAGGTAAACAATCTTTTTTTGAGCAAATCGGCAAAACTACAGCTCAACTAAGAACATCAAGACATGGATCGACTCCACAAATCGATATGCCGCATAGTCGTAGAGCTTTAACTACTGCGACTTATGAGTGGGCAGACTTGATTGACGATGCGGATAAAATCCGTATGTTAATCGATCCAACTTCTTCCTATGCTAAAGCAGCTGCTGCAGCGATGGGAAGAGCAATGGATTCAGTAATTATTGCGGCAGCTTTAGGTGCAGCCAAAACTGGTGTATCTGGAGGAACGTCAACCGATCTACCTTCTACTCAAAAAATAGTACATGGTAGTGCTGGTTTAACTGTTGCTAAATTACTATCCGCAAAAAAAATCTTAGACGAAAATGATGTAGATCCATCTGTAAAAAGATACTGTGTTGTATCTCCTGAACAGATTGAAGATTTGCTTAATTTAACTGAGGTGAAAAGCTCTGACTTTAATACAGTTAAAGCTCTTGCCCAGGGAGATATTAATTCGTTCTTAGGATTTGAATTTATCACATCTAACTTACTTACAGCAGATGCAACTCCAAGCAGACAAGTTATTGCTTTTGCAGCTGATGGTATCAAGTTGGGTATTGGTAAAGATGTAACCGCTAAAATAAGTGAAAGAGACGACAAATCTTATTCTACACAAGTATATTATTGCATGGACTTAGGTGCAACTCGTATGGAAGAAGAAAAAATCGTTGAAATCGCTTGTAACGAATAGGAGGGTTGAGATATGGCTAGTGTAAAAAGTGTTGCAATAACAAATCTTGATGCTGATCCTAGCGTTATGAGTGGTGGGGGTAACCTATCACCTATGATGGTTTGGCACGATTCCTATGAAGCATCTTCTTTAGCAAGTGGCTCTGACATTACTATCGGCAGAATACCAGCTGGTTCAACAATTCATGATGTAATCTTGAAATGTGATGCTCTTGGTGGTTCTTCAACTTTAAAAGTTGGGGATGCTGGTGATGATGACAGATTCCTTGCCGCAGTAGGTACGTGGAATGCGGCTGGACAGGCACAATCAATGTTAGCTGGCTCAACAGCTGCTAATACGGCTGTTGCTGGTTTAGGATATAAAGTATCAGATTCTACAGATCTAAAAATTACTACTGGTGGTGCTGCCATCACAGGTACAATTTATTTCTGGGTNTACTATACTCAATAAATATTATGGGGGGATTATTCCCCCCTTTTTTTTCATAGGAGAAACAATGGCTAAAAAAGGATTATACGCAAATATGAATGCCAGAAAAAAAGCTGGTACATCAAGACCAAAAAGTAAAAGTACAGTAAGTGCAGCTGCATACAAAAATATGAAAGCTGGATTTCCAAAAAAAGGTAAGTAATGGCATCAACAGTTGAAATGTGTAACTCGGCATTAAATATGCTGGGTGCATCAAATATAATATCTTTGACAGAAGATAGTAAAAACGCAAGGTTACTTAACCAGCGATATGTTTCGGCAAGAGATGCAGTATTTAGATCTCACAACTGGAATTGTTTAATTAAACGAGTTGAGTTGGCAGCAGATACAGATGTACCCGCATTTGAATTTACACATCAATATACTTTGCCAAGTGATTGCNTACGAGTAATTAGAACACAATACTCTAATGATGTTGATAGTGATATTTTTAAAATAGAAGGAAGAAAATTATTAACAAATGAATCAGAAATAAAAATTGTTTATCTGGCAAGAAATACAGATGTAAACGAATATGATTCATTATTACAAGAAGCTATTGCTGCAAGACTAGCATCAGANTTAGCTTATGCAATTACNCAATCAAATTCTGTAATGCAATTAATGCAAGGCATTTACGAAAACAAAATACGAGANGCTAGGTTTATGGATGCTACCGAAGGTACAGCAGATAAACTAGAGGCTAACGAATTTATAACAGCAAGGTTTTAATTTATGGCAAGAGCATCTTTTGCAATATCAAACTTTACAGCGGGTGAATTATCTCCGCAGCTAGATGGTAGAACAGATCTAGGTAAATATTTTAATGGAGCAAAAACATTAGAAAATTTTACTGTCTATCCTCATGGTGGAGCATCAAGACGACCAGGCTCAATGTTTGTACATGAAGTAAAAGATAGCGATAATAAAACAAGAATTATCCCTTTTGAATTTTCAACAACAGATACTTACATCTTAGAATTAAGTAATCAAAAAATTAGATTTTATAGAGATGGTGGTATCATTACTGAAACTGCTAAAAACATAACTGCTATTACTAAAGCCAACCCAGCTGTTGTTACATCGAATGGTCATGGTTTTACTAATGGGGATCATGTTATTATTTCTGGAGTAGGAGGAATGACAGAAGTAAATGGTATTACTTTTACTGTTGCTGATTCTGCTACCAATACTTTTTCATTAAAAAATTATGATGGCACAGCCATTAATTCATCTGCTTATACAACCTATACATCGGGTGGCACAGCTGCAAAGATTTATGAAATTGCATCTCCTTATGCTACCGCTGATATTCCTAATATAAAATTTGCTCAAAGCTCGGATATTATGTACCTGGTACATCCAACATATTCTATTCGTAAATTATCACGATCCGCCCATACATCCTGGGCATTATCAGAAGTATCAATAACAACAGGCAAAGACATTACTGTGAGTGCTATTACTAAAGCAAATCCAGGTGTAGTTACTACATCAACAAATCATGGATTTATTAAAGGTAACTTTATTACTTTTACCAGCATTGGTGGAATGACACAGTTAAATGGCAATGTCTATAAAGTAGGTAATGTATTAAATGAATTTTCTATAACGGGTATTACCCAGGCTAACCCTGGTGTAGTAACAACATCCGCAGCTCATGGTTTGGCAGTTGGTGAAAAAGTTACTATTGCTGGTGTTAAAGGAATGACACAGGTTAATGATACAACCTTTACAGTTAAAACTGTACCATCATCAACAACCTTTAGTTTATCCGATGCGGTGGGAGCAAATTGGAATACAACAAATTATACTGCGTATGCATCTGCTGGTACTGTAACAACACCCGATTTAAAATTTGAAATACAAGATTCAGATGGTAATGATTTAAACACTAGCAGCTATGGTACATTTTCTGCTGGAGGTAGTGATGTTGTTACTAAATTAACAAGCCCCGTATTAAATAAAACAACAGGCACATATCCAAGCTGTGTTGTCTTTTATGAACAACGATTAATTTTTGCTAGTAGTAATAATGATCCACAAACAATATGGTTTTCTAAAACAGATTCCCTGGAAGATTTTACAGTAGGATCTGATTCTGCTGATGCAATGACATATTCTATTGCATCCAATAAAGGTAATGCCATTAAATATTTAACAGTTACCAGGTCTTTAATTTGCGGTACAGCTGGTGGTGAGTTTTCAGTAACAGCATCCTCATCTGCCGAGCCTATTACCCCAACGAATATACAAATAAAAAAACAATCAAGTTATGGATCATCGGATATTGATGCAGTATCAATTGGTAATGCTACGATGTTTGTGCAACGAGCTAAAAGAAAAGTAAGAGAGCTTGTTTACAATTATGATACTGATGGTTTCATAGCACCCGACTTAACAATATTAGCCGAGCATATTTCTGATTCTGGTATTACCGAAATGTCTTACCAACAAGAGCCGCAAAGTATTTTGTGGTGTGTAAGAACAGATGGAATATTAATTGGTTTAACATATGCCAGGAATGAGCAAGTTGTTGGATGGCACAGACATATATTTGGTGGTGTCTTTGGATCTGGTAATGCAGTTGTTGAAAGTGTGGCAACTATTCCTGGAGATCTAAATGAAGATGTAACTTATGTTGTTGTTAAAAGAACAATTAACGGAGCAACCAGGAGATATGTTGAATACTTACAACCAGTTGATTATGGCTCGGATTTAACAGCTGCTTTCTTTGTTGATAGTGGGCTAACGTATTCTGGTGGAGCAACAACAACTATATCGGGATTACATCATTTGATTGGTCAATCAGTAACAATATTAGCGGATGGATCTACACATCCAAATAAAACAGTTAGTGCAACAGGCACAATCACCTTAGATAGATCATCAACTAAAGTACAAATTGGTTTAAATTATAATTCAACATTACAAACAATGCGATTAGAGGCGGGTAGCCAAGATGGTACTGCCCAGGGCAAAACAAAACGTATTCATAATTTNACAGTTCGNTTATTTGAAACTGTTGGATTGTTAGTAGGAAAAGATACATCAAATTTAGATAGAGTTCCTTTTAGATCTAGTGCAGCTGCAATGGACACCGCTGTGCCATTATTTACAGGAGATAAAGAAATCGAATTTGATGCTGATTATGATACAGATGGTTTCATAGTCATACAACAAAACCAACCATTGCCGATGAATGTTATCGCATTATATCCGCAATTCTCAACTTACGATGGCTAGTTTAATTGCATTTAAAAAAGACCATGCTCACGCAATGGTACAGGGAATAATGAACAGTTCATTCACCCAGGTGGATGATAACTTGCGACCATTACTGGATGGTTTGGAAGTAGAAGATATGAGCTTTACTGCTATCGATGATGATAAAAATATTATTTGTAGTGGTGGTATCGTTCCTATGTGGGAGGGTGTTTATGAGGGATGGGTAATGGCAAGTCAATTGTCTTACAAACATCCTGTAACTTCTGCCAGGGTAATTAAACAAGGATTAAATAAATTGATAAAAGATTTTAATGTTGTTCGTTTGCAGACAGCTGTAAAAAAAGATTTTGAAACAGGTAAAAAATTTGCTGCCTGGCTTGGAATGACATTAGAGGGCGAGATGCCAAAATACCAAAATGAACAAGACTATTTAAGATATGCGAGGATATGTAAATGATTAATCACCCAGCTGCACCACAAGACAGCTTTGCTTTTAGTAATAATATAAACCATGAGCCAACNACTATGATAGCTGCTGGAACAGCAATTTCTGCTGGATCTAGTTTGTATAGTGGTATGGCACAATCAAATGCTTACAATGCCCAGGCTGCTGTTGATATGCAAAATGCTGATTTAGCCGAAGATAATGCAGCTGCAATGATGGAAATGTCATACCAAAACATTGCTGCTTTTGAAGAAGAATATAGATCTTTTGAAAGTGAAACTATTGTCAATTATGCCAAAGCTGGTGTGCGTAGTGATAGCCCAACTGTATTAGAAGTAATGCATGATAACGCAGCTAATGCAGAAGTTGAAAAAGCAATGATTAGATATAATGCAAGAATAGGTGCTAATGATCAAATAACAGCTGCTGGTCAATTTAGAACACAAGCAGCAATAAATAAAATGAATGCAAAGGCTGCTAAGATTACTGCTATTGCGAATGTCGCATCATCTGCTTTTCAAGGTTATGGAAGTTATAAACAAGTTAAAACTCAATCAGTTTTTAATCAAGCAATGTTAAAAAGCCAAAGCGATTTTACTAAACAACTAATAGATCTTAATAATACAAATAGATTATTATTGGCTGAGAGAGGATTTTAAAATGGTTAAAATACAACGATACAAACCACAAACTGGTGCAACTAATAGACCTCCTAATTCGTTTAGTGGTATTAGATATAATCCTAGTGATTTTTCAAGAGCCTCCGATGCCATAGCACAATTTGGTAAAACAGCACAAAATGTTGGGTTAAATTTATTACAACAAGATGAATCAAATAAAGCACGAGCAGCAGAAGTAAAAAATAATCAAGATTTAAAAATGCTTGAAACTTTAGAAAAACAAAAAAATGATTTAGCAGTTTTAGATATAAAAAATGCAAGAACAACAAAGATGCATCTTAATATGGATCTTGCCTTTAATGGTACAGCAGATAATCCAGGATTAAAAAAATTATCTTTTGATTACATGAATGATCCCGATTGGGAAAATAATGAAAGAAATTTTAATCAAGTAGTTCAAAACAAAAAAGAGGAAATGTTGGCATCTATTGATGATGATGTTTTACGAAATGATTTTTCTATAAAGTTTGATAATGCCGCTGATGGTTTAGCCATTAATGTAATGAGTGGATCTCATAAAACTAAAATACAACAATTAACAAGTGCGTATCAATCAAGACTTGAAGATCTTAAATATGATATGGAATTTGGTAATGGTCATCAAAAAATTATTGCAGAAAGAGAATTAAAAGGAGAATATGATGTTAATGGAAAAATACTTGTTCCAAGTATTCACCGAGAGGCTTTTGGTAATGGTATTATTAATATTACACCAGAATTAGCTGAGCAATATAGTTCGGGAGATGTAGAATTTATTCAAGCTAAAATAATGATAGCAAATGATCCCGAGGCATATCTTGCATTAACTGAGGGTAAAAAAAATAAATATCCTTATAAAAATTTAAGTTTAAATCAACGAGCAGATTTAGATATNCAAGCAAAAAATGCAGTTAGAATTATGAATAATACTGCTGCATCTAATTTAAAAACTTTAATNAAAGATAATGCATCTGAGTTAAACNATATGGTNAAGATGTTAGATGATGGNAATATGCCAAAAAATGGATTGGTAGATTTAAACCGCATTCTTACCCTGGCAACAAGTTATGGCGATCAAGATACAATTAATAAAGCAAATGATTATATTGC